GAGCCCGATCTATTAAGGAAGTTTCTTGATTACTGGGAAGAGAACTATCCAGAGGTGGTAACAGGATACAACATTAGAACATTTGACATTCCATACATTGTTAAACGTTGTCAAAAGGTATTAGGTGAATCGGAAGCCAAGAGGTTATCTATCTGGAAGGTAATCAGAGAGAAGCGAATCACTACTAGTAATGGTAAAGAGGATCTTACCTATGATCTTTATGGTACTGCAACACTTGACTTTTTAGAGCTTTATAAGAAGTATTCTTTACAGAACCCAGAAAACTACAGACTGGATACGGTTGCTGAAAATGAATTAGGGGAGAAAAAGTTAGATCATACTGAGTATGATACTTTTAATGAGTTCCAACAAAAGAACTGGAAGTTATTTACTGAGTACAACATCCAGGACGTAAATCTTGTAGATAAGCTGGAAAGTAAGTTAAAATTGATTGAGATGGCAATGGCTCTTGCCTATCAATCAAAGACTAATTATGAGGATGTTTTCCATCAAGTAACAATGTGGGATGCCATCATTTATAACTATCTTAAGAAAAGAAACATTGTTATACCTCGCAAAAAAATTTCTGATAAAGATCATAAATTTGAGGGTGCCTATGTAAAAGAACCTATTCCTAGTAAGTATGGCTACACGGTATCATTAGATGCAACAAGTCTATACCCTCATATTATTATGGGAGTTAACATTTCTCCTGAAACTATTGTCAATGAACACTTTTCAGGTATTGACGTAGATTCTATTCTTGATCAAAAGGTAGATACTTCTAAGTATCCAAACTATTCTATTGCTCCTAATGGGGCAATGTATCGTAAAGATGTTAAAGGGTTTCTTCCTGAGATTATTGAAGAAATGTTTGAGAAGCGTAAACAGTTCAAACAACTAATGCTCGCTGCTCAACAGGAAAACGAGATCAATCCATCAGAAGATTTAAAAAAGAAGATTGCTGGTTATCGGGTAAAAGAGCAGGGCCTCAAGGTATGTCTAAACTCTGCATATGGAGCAAGTGGATCACCTTACTTCCGATTCTATGATTTAAGAAATGCAGAGGCAGTTACATCATGGGGAAGGCTCGCAATCAGATGGGCAAGCAATAAACTTAACGATTATCTGAATAATGCCTTACAGACAACTGACGTTGATTATGTTACATACATTGACACCGATTCATTGTTTCTAAATGTCCAACCACTTGTTGATAAACTATTTGAGGGGAAAGATCCCAAAAAAGAACAAGTTGTTAACTTCTTAGATAAGTTATTTGCAACCAAAGTTCAAAACTACCTTAATCGGGTGTATGATGAATTAGCCGAATACATGCACTCCTATTCTCAGAAGCTTCACATGAAGCGAGAGAAGATTGCCGATTCGTTTATTATTCTTGCAAAGAAGAAATACTTCATTAATGTATGGGATAATGAATCTGTAAGGTATCATGAGCCTAAACTTGCGATCACTGGCTTAGAGGCAATCAAATCATCAACACCTAAGTTCTGCAAGATCAAGATTAAACAAGCCTTTAATCTTTTTGTAAACGGCACTGAACAAGAACTGATTGATTTCATTGAACAAACTAAAAAAGAGTTCTATGCCCTACCACCAGAAGATGTATCCTTTCCAAGAGGAATCTCTGATTTAATCAAGTATCAAGACCATAAGAACATCTACAAAAAAGATGTATCTGTCCCAATGAATGCACGGGCATCATTACTTTATAATCATCATGTCAACCAAAAAGGACTAGCCAATAAGTATCCATTGATTCGTAATGGTGACAAGATCAAGTATTGTTATTTGAAGCTTCCTAATCCAATCAAGGAAAATGTCATTGGTTTTGTTCAACGGTTTCCTAAAGAATTAGGGCTTGACAAATACATTGATTATGGTGTACAATTTGATAAGACCTTTCTCCAACCCCTTAGACCGATTCTTGACATCATTGGTTGGGACGAAAAGGAAACAAACACTTTGGACAACTTCTTTCTCTAAATACCGTCAGATCACCGTCGCCAAAGGCAGGACACAGATCTATTAAACCAAACTAACAACTAACACAAATGGACTTTCTAAAGGACATCGTTTCCCAGATCGGGGGCGATTATGTTTCATTGGCTTCAGACATTGAAGAAAACGAAGTATTTGTAGATACCGGATCCTACGTCTTTAATGCCCTTGTAAGTGGCAGTATTTTCGGAGGAGTCAGTCAGAATAAGATTACAGCTATTGCCGGTGAGACAAGTACGGGTAAAACATATTTCGCATTGGCAGTTGTCAAAAACTTTCTAGATGCTAACCCAGAAGGATACTGTCTATACTTTGACACAGAAGCTGCCATCACTAAATCACTCCTAAAGAGTCGTGGCATTGACATTTCTCGGGTCATTGTCATCAACGTAGTGACTATTGAAGATTTCCGCACTAAGGCTCTTAAGGCTGTATACATTTACCTAAAAACGCCATCAAAGCATCGCAAGCCTTGTTTCTTTGTTCTGGATTCTCTTGGAATGCTCTCTACCAATAAAGAGATTGGTGATGCTCTTGCGGAAAAAGACACAAGGGACATGACCAAGGCTGCCCTTATTAAAGGAGCCTTCCGTATGCTAACTCTTAAGCTCGGCCAGGCTAATATTCCAATGATAAGCACAAATCATTTGTATGCAAACATTGGTGGTTATGGGCCAGCTAAAGTGCAAGCAGGTGGGTGCTTACTTGCAGGAACGAAAATCCTCACAAGATCTGGCTATAAAGAGATTCAAAATGTAGGTGAAGATGATTATGTATTCACTAAAGAAGGTGAGTTTATGAAAGTTCTACAGACTCATCATTTTATCAACAAGCCTTTACTTGAGATTGAGTTTGATGATGGTTATAAAGTTACTTGCTCAGAAGAACATAAGTTTTATATTAATGGCGAATGGGTAGAAGCAAAAGATCTTATTTCCGGTCAGGCTGTGTCTTCTATGAATTGATTTCTTGGTAGTGGTCTAAAACACGAAAGGTTATAAATAAAGTTAGTCTATAACCTTGGCTATGTTTTTAGATAACAAATATACTCGTTTTTATATGAGTTTGATGGATGACAGAAAGAAAATGAATAGAAAAAAAACAAGAGATGGTTCTTATGATTTACATCACATTGTTCCTAAGTTTATGGGTGGAAGTGATGTCAAATCAAATAAAGTTTTATTGACACCAAGAGAACATTTTATTAGTCATCTGTTGCTTACTAAAATGCTAACGGGCTTACACAAAAGAAGTGCTTATTATGCTTTAGTTAGATTTTTAGGAAAAAACTCAAAAAGATCTGAAGTTAAAATAAACTCAAAAACTTATCAATCTATTATTGAAGAAAATAGAAAAATGTTAACGGGAAAGAATAACCCTTTTTACGGCAAAACACATACTCCCGAATTCAGAAAATATATTTCTGAATTAAACAAAGAACTACAAAAGGGGAAGAAAAACGGTTTTTATGGAAAAACTCATACGGAGGAAGCTAAATTTTTGCTTTCATTACACAGACTAAAACCTTTTAGGGTTTATTTTTTTGACGGAACTTCTATTTTGTTTGGAAAAACTGATGACTTAGGGATTTATTTAGGCATGTCTACTCATTTGGGGGGCAAACTATTAAATCCAACTTTTAGGCACATTTGGAAAAAATACAACATTCAAAACATCATCTATGAAAACTAAAACTATTAAATCTATTCAAACAGTAGGAACTGGTGAAGTCTACGACATCACTGTAGATAAAAATAAAAACTATGTATTAGAAAATGGAGTTATTACTCATAACTCTGGTTTAGCTTATTCAGCATCAACAATCATTGAACTAGCCAAATCTAAAGAGAAAGAAGGAACCGAAGTTATTGGCAACATTATTAGGGCAAGGACAATGAAATCTCGCCTTTCTAAAGAAAATCAAGAAGTAGAGATCCGGCTATTCTATGATGAACGTGGGTTAGACAAATACTATGGTCTTTTGCAACTTGCCGAAGAAGGCGGTATCATTAAACGGACAGGAAACCGCTTTGAGATTCAAGGTAAACTACTTTACGAAAAAGCAATCCTTAAAGATCCAGAAACTTACTTCACTCCTGAACTACTGCAAAAAATTGACACTTATGCAAAAGTAAAGTTCTCTTATGGTTACAGTAAAGATTCTTATAATGAAGAAGTAGAGGAGGATCTAGTTGAGCAGCACTGAACATCTGATTCTAAGTAATCTGATCAATAATGAACAGTATACTCGTAAAGTATTACCATTCCTTAAGTCAGATTATTTTCAAGATTATTCCCAGAAAGTAGTATTTCAAGAGATCATTGACTTTATTGGGGAGTATAATAAGCTACCCAATAAGGATGTTCTTGAAATTGAGATCAACGATAGAGAAGACCTCAATGAATCCACATTTAAGCAATGTTTAGATTTAGCTACTAACTTAGATTGCGAGCCGGTTTCAATGGACTGGCTCTATGACACAACTGAAAAATGGTGTAG